TGCGCACTCTTGATGCCGTGAGTCTGCGGCCCAGCAGCTTGGCACTCATTGACCGGGAGCGGGCCACCAGCATCGCCAGCGAGCTTGAAGAAGCGGCGCAGGCGCTGGAGGTGCAGCAATCTCGCCGCGATAGTGCAGCCCAGGGCGGGTCTGAGGCCCTTGAGTTGACCGGGTTCCACAAGTGGTCCGAATCGCAAGGATTCACTGAGACTGAAATCCACGCAGCCGCTGACGCTTGGCTTGCCGCATGGGATGACGCAACAGCAGCCCCCTCTGCCCAGGTGGCGCAGGAAGGCGCCGCTGGCGTGAGGGTGGGTGCACCATTAGTACCTCCACCATCGGGGTCTACCAATGCGTGAAGCAACCATCGAAAAATACCTCGTGCGTCGGGTGAAGGAACTCGGCGGCGAGGTGCGCAAGGTCCAGTGGGTCGGCCGCCAGGGGGCGCCGGATCGCCTGGTGATGGGGGTGGCATGCTACTGCAGGCTGTGGCCTGGCGACGACCGGGGCTACGTCACCCACGTCTGGGTCGAGCTGAAGAACCCCGACACCATCAAGACCTTCCCCGCCAACGCGCACGAGCGCGCCCAGAAGCGCGAGCACGACCGCATGCGCAAGATGGGCCAGCGCGTCGTGGTGATCGGCACGCACGAGCAAGTCGACGAGTTGCTGCGATGAAAGACGACGCCCGCGCCCTAGTGCGCGCTGCGCTGCGCGGCACCGACGGCAGGACCGCGTACGCGCTGGCCGCCGCGGTGAACAAGGACCCGGCCATCGTGTACCGCGCGCTGCGCGCCATGCCCGACGCCTACATCGACCGGTGGGTGCCCGCGCTTCGTGGCGGGTACAAGTACACCGCCGTGTGGTGTGTCGTTGATGTTCCACCCAACTGTCCGAGACCTGAAGCATGAGACTCGACCCTAAAGTTGACTACCGCAAAGGCGCATACGGCATGCTGCCGCCCGAAAAGTGCGCCGCGTTCGCTGCCCTCTACCGCGGCATCGTGGCGCGCACCGGCAGCTCGGCCAACGCTGCGAAACGGCTGCGCATGAGCAGCAGTCTGCTGACCGACATCGAGCGCGGCCGGCTCAGCCAGCATACGGCCGCGCGCATCCTCGGCGTGTGGCGCCAGGTCAAGCACCTGCCGGTGGTGAAGTGACGCGCCGCGCGTACACTCCGCGCGCGTTCGCGCCGCTCGTGATCGACCACTTCATCGAGCACGAGCGCTGCAACCTGTTCGCCAAGCCGGGCATGGGCAAGACAACCATGACCCTGACGTTTCTCGACTACCTGCACAACATCTGGGGCGAGAGCGCGCCGACCCTGGTGCTGGCCCCGCTGCGCGTGGCCCGCGACACCTGGCCGGCGGACGTCGAGAAGTGGGTGCATCTCGACCAGCTGCGCGTGGTCAACATCACGGGCGGTCCGGCCGAGCGCGCCGCTGCGCTGCGCCAGGACGCGCCGATCTTCACGACCAACTACGACAACCTGCCGTGGCTGCGCGACTGGTTCGAGGATGCGAAGAAGCCCTGGCCCTTTCGCACCGTGGTCGCGGACGAGAGCACGAAGCTGAAGGGGTTCCGCCTGCGCCAGGGTGGCGTGCGCGCGCAGGCCCTGGCCGGCGTGGCGCACAAGCACACCCGTCGCTGGGTCAACCTGACCGGCACACCGGCCAGCAACGGTCTCGAAGACCTGTGGGGCCAGCAGTGGTTCATCGACGCTGGCCGCCGCCTGGGGCTGACCTACACCTCGTTCCACGACCGCTGGTTCGGCTACCGCAACGAGAAGGACCCGCGCACCGGCAAGACCTACACCGTGCGGTTCCCGTTCCCCCACGCCCAGGAAGAGATCCAGGCCGCCATTGCCGACGTGTCCCTGACGCTCGACCCCAAGGACTGGTTCGACCTGCGCAACCCCGTCGTCAACGTGATCGAGGTGGAGCTGCCGAAGTCCGCCCGCGCGAAGTACCGGGAGATGGAGCGCGAACTGTTCACGATGCTCGACGGCAAAGAGGTCGAGGCGTTCAGCGCTGCAGCGAAGTCGATGAAGTGCCTGCAGTGCGCCAACGGCGCCATGTACCTGGAAGCCGAGCGCTATGGCGCAGGCACCTGGGTCGAGGTGCACTACGAGAAGCTGGACGCCCTGGCCGAGCTGATGGAGGAAACCGGCGAGGACCCGCTGCTCGTGATGTACCAGTTCAAGTCCGACCTGGCGCGCCTGCAGCGCGCGTTCCCCGACGCGCTGAACCTGGCGCTGGCCGCCGACATGGACCGCGCCAAGCGGGGTGAGGGTAAGCTGTGGCTGGGCCACCCCGCCAGCATGGGCCACGGGGTGGACGGGTTGCAGGAGCACTGCAGCCGGATCGTGTTCTTCGCCCAGGACTGGAACCTGGAGTACCACGACCAGGCCATCGAGCGGATCGGCCCCATGCGCCAGCTGCAGGCCGGCAAGGACCGCGCCGTCTTCATCGACTACATCGTCGCCCGCGGCACGGTGGACGAGGTGGTGATGGCGCGCAGAGAATCGAAGCGCAGCGTGCAGGATGCGCTGATGGACTACCTGAAAGAAAGAAGACGATGACAACGGGCTGCTGGTATTGCGGGGGGATCGATGGGCACATGCTCTGGTGCCAGCATGACGTGAAGCCCGGCAGAGAGTGCACCACCCCGCCGCTCGGCGTCTTCCAGGGCATGGGCTCCATGTTCACGCCGCTGCCCGACCTGAAGGACTCCCTGCTGGTGGTCATCGACCGCCAACTGGAGATCGAGCGCAAGGCGCGGTCATGGGACTCGCTCCGGCAGCACCTGGAGGGCGCCAGGGGCGCCTACTACCTCACCCTGGCCGAGGATGGAGCCTCGTGGACCGCGATGCCGGCCCCGCCAGCGCGCGATCAGGACCCGGGTAAGGGGTAGGTAGCCGCCTACCGCGGCCAGGCCTCTATGAGCGCCTGGCGCTTCGCGCGCTCGCAGCCGGCCGTGCCGATCCACTCGACCGCCCAGGCCGCCAGGTCCCGTGCCGTGGCCACCTCGGCCAGGTCAGCGGGCCACGGGCACCGGCCCACCAGGTTCACAGGCGGCGGGTCCACCTTCGCCGGCGCAACGGCCGGCGCGGTTGAGCATGCGGACAACGTCAGCAGGCACAGGACAGGAAGCAAGCGGGGCAGCGGCATGGTGGACCTCGGTGATGGTCTGGGTGATGACACGTTCGCGCACCTCGGCCTGCACGACATAGCGCTTCTCGGCGGCGCGCTGCAGTTCTGCGTTGCGCTCGCGCTGGGCGTTGGCTTCTGCGACCACTGCGGCGCGCACCTCGGCTCGGCCCTCTTCGCGCAGGGATTCCTGCCACCGGTGCAGCCCCCACCACGCAGCGCCGAGTAGCGCCGCCGCAGTGACGGCGGCGATCAGCCAACGGTACGGGTTCAGGGCGTCAAGCACAGCTCGTCCTCCTGTTGCCGCCGGTCAACCTGGCCGCGGCAGCCGGCCGCTGGGTCCCGGCAGTCCTTCCCGCCGTCGCGGATCCACTTCGTGATCTCGGCGCAGGCCTCGTTGCGCCTGCCCTCGTTCAGCAGGCGCAGGAACGTGGACTGCCGGCACTTGCCGGGCCCGATGTTGTGCACGCAGAAGCTGGCTGTGCCGGCGCGCGCCGCCGGGCTCAT